GCCCGCCGCGCCAGGCGCGGTCGGCAATCTCGGCGCGGCCGCGCCGCTGCCGGGGGCGTGGAAGCTGCCCGACGGCGTGCCCGACCATCTGAAGGGCGACACGCCGGACGCATTCGCCAGCAAGGTGTTCGAGGATTGGGGCAAGCAGCGGCAGGCGCTGTCGAAGTTCGAGATCCCGGCCAAGGCCGAGGATTACGCCTATACGCCGTCCGACAAGGTGAAGGATTTCGTCGGCGACCTCGCGCGCGACCCGGTCTACAACGCCGCCCGCGAGGCGGCGCTGAAGGCCGGGGTGCCGAAGGCGGCGTTCACCGGCCTGGTCGGCGGCCTCTACGAGCAGCTGGTCGACAAGGGCCTGGTGCCGAAGCCCTATAATCCGGTAACCGAGCGCGCCGCGTTCTTCGGCGACGAGGCGCGCGGGCTGAACGATCAGCAGCTGGTGGAGAAGCTCGCGCCGATGCTCAACGGCGCGCAGGGCTGGATCAATTCGCTCGCCTCCGACAAGACGCTCGACCAGGCGCAGGCGGCGCAGCTGATGAGCCTGCTCGACACCGCCTCCGGCGCCCGCGCGGTGCTGGCGCTGCAGGCGAAGTTCGCCCCGGCCGCCGGCCCGAAGGCGCCCGGCCCTGGCGACAGCAGCGCCGCCGGCGAGACCGCGGACACCCTGCGCAAGGCGCAAGCCGACCCGCGCGCCGACCCGAACCGCCAGGAATACGATCCGAAATACGCGCAGGAAATCACGGCGCGCTATCAGAAGTTCTACGGCGCGAAATGAGCCAAAACCGCAGCAGCGCTGTGATGGCGCAGCGAATCGAGGCGCATGACAGCCTCGATCACTTCCCGACGCCGCCATGGGCGACCAGGGCGCTCTGCGAGTGGCTGGGCTGCACGATGTTCATGGGCCGGACGTCGGTGTGGGAACCGGCCTGCGCCGAAGGCCATATGAGCCGCGCGCTGGCGGAATATTTTGCGGTGGTGGTTTCGAGCGACGTCCACGATTACGGCTACGGCGAGGTCGGCGATTTCTTGTGGCCGGGGCTAAGGCCCGTAGTGGATTGGATCATCACGAATCCGCCCTTCAGGCTCGGCGAACAATTCGCGACCAAGGCGCTCGAACTCACGCGCGTCGGCGTCGCGCTCCTGGTCCGCACGGCCTTTCTCGAAAGCGCCGATCGCTACGAAGGTCTGTACCGGCACGAGCCGCCGTCCGACATCCTCCAATTCGTCGAGCGCGTCCCGATGTTCAAGGGCCGGCTCGACCGCGCCGGATCGACGGCGACCGCCTATTGCTGGCTCGTCTGGCGGAAGGGCGTCGAGCCGGGAACGCGCTTCCACTGGCTCGCGCCCTGCCGCAAGCGCCTCGAGAGGATTTCCGACTATCCGACTGCCGACTGCCTACTGCCTACTGCCCCTCTTCACACTTGACGCGCCCCGCGCGGGCGCACCTTCAACCACACCCGCTCGAAAGAGGGACCTGGCCCGCCGCCGGCTCGCGAGAAGCGCCCTGGCGGCCAAGCTGGCTTTCCGACCCCGAGGGTTTCTTGAACCCCTTTGGAGGTTAGCCCGCCATGGCTACCGAAGCCCCCGTCTGGTACGTGCAAAAATACATCGACCAAGCCATTCTGGTTTTCCAGCAGAAGGGCTTCATGCTGCGCGGCATGTGCACCGAGCCGTCGCGCATCCAGGCCACCACGGTGAACTGGATGATCGGCGGCAAGGGCGAGGCGGTGCCGCTGCAGCGCGGCTCGTTCGGCCCGGCGATGAACGCCGCCCGCACCACGGTCGCGGCGACGATGGCCGACTGGCAGGCGGCGGACTGGGTCTACGAGACCGACATCGAGAAGATGACCGCCAACGAAATGAGCGTCGTTTCCGAGACCTGCGGCAAGGCGATCGGCCGCCGCAGCGACCTCATCATCATGAATTCGCTCAACGCCGCCTCGCTGACGGTCGTCGACGCCGGCAACGGCAACCCGTTCACGCTCGCGCAAGCGCTGCAGATGCAGGTCACCCTCAACAACCAGGACGTCGGCTTCGAGGGCGAGGACATCTATTGCGGCCTGCCGCCGCTGGCCTGGCAGCAGTTCCTCAGCTATCGCCAGGTCAACGACGCCGACTGGGTCGGCTACGACGGCCTGCCCTACAAGACCGGGGCGAAGATGAAGGATTGGAACGGCTGCAAATGGTTCCGCTCGCCGCTCTCCTACGCGCCGGTGCCGAGCGCCTACAGCGGCACCTCGCTCGATTTCTTCATGTGGGCGAAGCGCGCGATCGGCTACGGCACCAACTATGACCTGAAGTCGACGGTCACCTGGGAGAACCTGTTCTCCGGCTGGTACCACAACAACCGCTTCGCCGCGACCGCGCAGGTGCTGCTGCCGCCGGGCATCGTCCGCGGCCGATTCGGCGCGTCGTCGGCGATCACGATCAACTGAGAGGGGCAGTAGGCAGTAGGCAGTAGGCAGTGCGCCCGAAACCCCCCTACTGCCTACTGCCTACCGCCTACTGCCCAAGTTTCACGTGAAACGGTGAACAGGATCAACCTTCAATGGCCTACGTCAACAACAACGATTCGCTGCGCCGTATCCTGCAGCTCGGCTTCATCGGCGACGCCACCAGCTACGGCGCGGCGAGCGCCAAGTTCCTCTATTCCTACGCGACCGCGGACGCGGCGGCGACGGTCGAGGTCGCCGGCTATTTCGACGGCGCGCTGTTCGGCGGCGTCAACCCGCTCAACCCCGGCGACGTCATCATGGCGACGATGGTGCTAAACGGCACGCCCGTGCTGAAAAACTACGTCGTCCTGACCAACGCGGTGGCCACCGGCGGCCACGTCACGATCGGCCTGCAGACCGCGACCGCGGGCTAGAGATGGCGCGCACCGAAGTCGAGGTCGCGAACCAGGCGCTGGCCAAGTTCGGCGGCGGCAATGTCGCGACCTTCGACGACGCCACCGCGCTCGGCCGCGCCGTCAAGGGCGTCTATTGGCGCGTCGTGCTCGATCTCCTGACGGCGACCAACTGGTCTTTCACCCGCAGCTACCTGCAGCTGGCCCAGCTCTCGGAAGCGCTGATGCCCGACACCTATATCGCGTCGGGCTGGCGCTACGCCTACGGGCTGCCGGCGTTCGGCCCGGGCGGGATCCTGTCGCCGCCGTCGGGCTATCTCTCGGCTCCGAACCGCGCCTATGGCCTGGTGCGCGATTTCGAGGTGATGAACGGCGTCGTGTTCTGCGATCAGACCACGCTGTGGGCCGACGTCGAGCAGGCGGTCGGCCCGACCTCGTGGCCGCCGTACTTCACCCGCGCCGTGGTCGACAGCCTCGCCTACGAGCTGGTGATGCCGGTCTCCGGCAATTCCGGCCTGCGCGACTCGCTGAAGGAGGAGGCGGTCGGCCCGCCCGAGGAGGGCGGCCGCGGCGGCTCGCTCGGCAAGGCGATGACCGCCGACAGCCGCAACGATTCCTCCGACACGCTCGGCAACAATTCGCCGCTCGTCGACGCGCGCTGGGAATAGGCGATGGTCGGCCGCCCCGGCAAATATCAGCCGCGCTTCACCGCCGGCTATCTCGACCCGCTGATCCAGGCCAATACCGACGAGGCGATCTATTTCAAGGGCGCGAGCCAGTTCCTCAACGTCAAACCGCTGCCGCAGGGCGGCTTCACCGTGCGCAACGGCACCGCGGTGCTCGGGATCTCGCGCAACGTCCTGACGCAGATCGCGCCGCTCGGCGCGACCGCGGCGGCGGGCGGGACCGCGGCCAACCTGATCGACGGCAATGCGTCGACGTATCTGACCACCAACACGGTCACCGGCTCGCTGACGGTCGCCACCGTGCAGATCGCCGCCGGGCCGCAGCTCACGCCCAATCTTTCCTGCATCGATCTGGAAAACTTCGCCGCCAACCTGCCGGGCGGCGCGTTCCCGACCGTCGCCGAGCCGACCCCGCCGCTGGCGCCGGCGGTCGCCGGCACGGTGGCGGCGCAATATTCGCCCGACAACGTCAGCTGGTACGGGCTCGACAGCGTCGTCGCGCTCGGCGACGCGCTGCGCACCCGCCGCTTCGCCGCGCCCGCCGGCCAGATGGTCGCGGCCGCCTATATCCGCGTCGTCGTCGTCGCCTCGACCGCCGGCGGCCTGGTGTTCAACCTCGCCAACGTCCGGCTCTGGTTCGAGACGGCGACGATCTCGCCGGTCCGGATTCGCTCGTTCACGCATTCGCGCAGCCTCGCCTACGACGTCGTCTTCACCGACCAGAACGCGGAAATCTACGCGCTCGCCGGCCGGGTCGCCTCGGTCGCGCTGACGTTGTCGAACGGCGTCTCGCTGACGGGCTCGATGATCGCGGCGATGAAGAACTGCCAGCAGCTCGACACCATGCTGCTGTTTCATCAGAGCCTGCAGCCGCTGCGAATCCTCAGGATGGGCGCGGACACCGAGTGGAACGCCGACCCGGCCCCGCTGGCCAACATCCCGAACTACGATTACGGCGCCGGCTACTCGAACGGCGTCGCCGCGCAATGGCAGCTGTCGCTGTTCAACTTCGACGCGGCGACCGGCTCGATCGCGATGCCGCAGGGCGGCGCGCATTTCACCATCAGCGTCAACGGCGTCGCCTCGCCGGCGATCCAGCAGCCGCCGAACAATTACACCGGCACCGCGGCGGCGATCCAGGCCGCCATTCTCGCGCTGCCGGGGGTCGGCCCCGGGGTCACCGTCGCTTTGACCTCGATCGGCACGGTGACCGGGACGCCGGCGGTGACGACGCCGCCGCCGGTGTTCACCGTCACCTTCGCCGGCGCGAGCAATGCCGGCAACGGCTGGGCGGTCTCGGGCGTCTCGGTCGACAAGGCCGACGCCGCGATCACCGCGGCCAACACGATCGCCGGCGTGCTCGGCGGCGAGCCGGTGATCTCGGCCGCGCGCGGCTGGCCCGGCTGCGGCTGCTTCTATCAGCAGCGGCTGGTCTTGGGCGGCCTCGCCGGCG